ATTCCTCTGGCAACATCAACAGTAATAATATATTCGTGATCCTCTTCTGCTCTCGCAAAAACATCAAGTCCTGCATTTGAATTAATTGGGTCATTGAACGGAATGCATTGTAATTTTGCTGGACTGATAAGTGTATCAGCAGACCCCAAGAAGTCGCATTCAAACTCTTGTGCAAATTGTCTCTTAGATGTATTCTTTATTGTCTCTTCTTTCCACTTCTTATCTCTGCCAGGTACTTGTGACCAATGAACTTCGTTTGTTATGTAACCGTTCTTATCGTTTCTAGCATCTTCCCACATCTTATAGAAGTGGTTCATGCCATTAGGAGTGGATATGATTATGACTTTAGTTGATTTACCAGAAGTAATAGTAGGATATACCGATGCAAAGAATTGTTCTGCGACGTGGTTAGGGACGAATGCAAACTCGTCAAGGAATAGAATGTTGAAGGACATACCTCTAACTGCACTAGCAGATGTAGAAGCAGCCAATATCTTTGATCCGTTTTCGAGTTCGACATTACCCTTGTTCCATACTAAAATACCGTGCTGCATCCACTTCGGTAGATTTTCGTATGCTAGTTGGAGTCTTCCGAGTAGTTCCCTTGCAGTTGAAGCTTTGTTAGCGAGTATACCAATATTAACACTGTCATAGAAGATAGCGTAATATAAAAGGTAGGCCACAACAGTAGTACTTTTACCTGTTTGCCTAGGGAGTTTAGCAATGTTAAATCTATTTTCATGAAAGTCTTGTAAGATTCTTTTTTGAAAATCATACATGTCAAAAGGAACTAGACCTTCATCAAGTGAGATGATTTTTATATAATGGGTAGCAAAATATATTGGATCTTTTTTACATTTGATCCATTCTTGTACTTGCTTCTTTGTAAATTGTATAGGTGTCCCCGCCTTCTTTAGGTTGGGATTACCTAGATATACATCATTAGTTGCCATACCTTATTTATCGTCAGGCTCTTCTAATCCCTTAAAGACTAGCAATTCATCTCCATCATTGACTTCTTCCATCTCAGGATGTCTATTTCTTTTTGGTTTTTTTAACTCATCCTGCACTATACTCATACTCTTCCACATAAATGCGAAAGCAGCACCTGTTACACATGCAAATCCTATACCATATATGAATACCACTAGGTTATTCATGGTCTATATGAGTAAAAGAGTATTCTAATAACATAGCATAGAATTGATTCTTCATTTCTTCTAGGTATACTTTATCATCCTTGTCGTATCCATTTTCTAAAGCAAAAGCAATTATACGATGCAATGTTCTAGCATCAGTAATGCCAATCTCTAAATGGATATTCCAATCATCAATAGGATCTTCTATGTTCATGAGTATTTGAAGCAGTTATTCTTTTCTCTACCCTCTACATATTTTTCTAATGCTTCTAATCTATCATCTTGTTTAGCAATACCATCTAGTTCTTGCTCAACTGCTGCCATAATATTAGAGTGCTCACCAATACCAACAGGATTGTGCAAGTAAACGTCAATGTTAACTAGATGCTTTTTAATCTCTCCATTAGCGGATGCTTTGAGAGCTTCAATCATTCTACTTTTCATAATAGTTATTCTATAAGTGTACCGAAAGACCTTCGTATTTTACGAAGTTCCTCGAAGTCTTTTTGTTTTGTACCCCCATCATATGCCCAAGCATACCCTTCTTCAATCATATCTTCATTTAATGAAACTTCTTCATCACCCACATATAACCAACCAAGCAAGCGACCATACTTACCAACCCCGCCTTTAAGTTCAGTGCGTATAGTAAGTTCATATTCTCCATCAATTGTCTCCTCAAGTTTTTTCTTCAACCAATTGGTAGCATCTATTCCCAATGCCTTTTCTTCCAGATCTCTTGTTCTCTTCTCTGGCGTATCAACTCCTGCAACTCTAACTC